TGTCAACCATGATTCTTTGCTTATCATCAAAGACCATGGCATAATCCCAAGTAGCAACAGAGTCGCCATTAGAATCAATTTGGTCACGATAAGTAACACCAATAACATAGTTCTTATCACCAAACTTAACCATGTGTTTACCAGGGTTAGCTGGTCTGATAATTACCAAACGTAAGTTATCACCAACGATTGATGCATCAGGAGGTAGTGATATTGGGTTATCTTCTACATAATCTCCACCAGATACGATAATAGTTTCTTTAACACCAGGCGTTTTCCATGCCTCTTGTGCTGCTTTCTTAATAGTTCTAACTGGGTTTACAGCAGATCGACCATCGTTAAGGTCAGAACCAATCTGTGCTGAAACGTAAATACGACCACCAACGTCATTCGTTGCTAGGTTAAGGACATATTCTGTAGTAGCTACTTTGTCTGATCTGTCACCTAGTAGAGGTGTAATAGATCTTGGGAATACTCCAGCTTCTCCAGTGGTGTTATATCCAAACTCAGTTGGATCATTGACACGGAAACCTATATGTTTAAAGTCAACAGCACCATTTTTTACAATACCATCAACATGTTCTGGAGCTTCAGATCCTGTTTGTCCAGTGTTTAATGATTGATAAACATTAGCACCAAAATATCTGTATTGATCTTTTTGTATGATAACATTAGCAGACCACAAGGTGCCTGTGTTATTCATATAAGTCTTCAGGTTAGGACCCCTGAAGTTAGGATCTGGAGTAACAAAGTTGTCAATATCAAGGTTTAGGATTCTAGCAGTATCAGAAATGATAGATGTAGATGTTCTGATAGCACCATTGATATCAAGTTCATAATCAACCGTGTCAAGTTCTGCAGTTGCAGTAGCACCAGATCCACCACCACCTTCAATTGTAACTAGAGGAGCAATGGTATATCCAGAACCTGGGTTGTTAACAGCAATTGTAGTTACTTTACCGTTAAAAATAAATGCGGAAGCAAGTGCTTGAATACCACCTTCAACATTAGGAGGTCCGATAGTTACATTCGGGTTTACTGTATATCCAGTACCTGCAGTTTCGAGAACAATGTTATTAACTCTATTCCCAGTTCGGTTAATACCGATACGGGGTAATTGAGTGGCAGAATCCAACTCAGCTCGCAAGACTTCTTTCTCGTCTGCGCCTGTGCCGATTCTTATCGTTGCTTCATTATCTCCGATGAATTTAGAGTTGACGCCTCTAATCTTCTCTTTATCGGAATTAATATGAAAACTCATGGTGTTCCCGTGCTTTTGACTTTTTTCCTATTCTATATTTAGCACTAAGCCCACTCGATACTAATAACTTCTGTGGATGCAACCCATTTAATTGTTGATGTAGTACCAGCTCTTGTGCTATTATAGCTAAAAACATTTGTTCCACCAGTAGGTTGGATGTCCCAAGTTTCACCTACGGGAATATCATCTTTAATTACTGTTTGGAAACTAGACATAATATTTACATTTCCTGATCCGTCACACATGACAGCAGTCTCAAATTTAACAGCATATATAGTTCCTGCTTCATTAGCTGCAATGATAGTTCCTGTGACGAAATTTAAAGTATTATTTGCAATAGAAATTTTAGTTCCTAATCCATCCAAGTCAAGAGTAGAGGTATTAAGACCTCTTAAAATATAACGAGTTGTATGACTATCCGTAAAGTGACTATTCTTTAGTTCTAGACTATTGAAATCTTTTCCATTCCTGAGTTCATCCATAATGACAGTTTTGCCGACAGCAAAACCACCTTTAGAATCAAATTTTTCGGTTGTAGTTGCCATTTTTATTTTTTGGTAATAGTAGATACGATTGTGATCTCGATTTGATGACCAGTAAGCAGGTTTGCTCCAACTTCAAAATTGATTCTAGCAAGGTTGCCAGATGTTCTCTCAAACGTGGGAACAATTAGTTGTTGCCCAGTTCTAACATTACCATACTCTGTATGGAAGATATCTGTTCCATTATCTATAAGACCAAACTCGAAAAACTCTCTATCATTGTTATTTAAGTTTTCTGCAACTACAACTGTTTTAGCTCCTACTGCAGTTACAGCATCATAGATATCAGATCCACCTGTGTTTGCAGAACCCTTGGTTAGAGTTACTTTTTCTGTTAGGATCTTAGTGTCTGCAAGTTCAAACTCTTTAAGATCTCCATCAAAAACTTTGACTCCAGTAAAGTTACCTGTACCAAATGAGGTATTGAAATAAACATCACCTTGATTATCAAGTCTAAGAACTGGGTCAACTGATAAACCACCAGAAAGACCTAGGTCAAAGTATTGCTTACTGGTATGCAAGAATGTTCTATCTGCAAGAGTATTATCAAGAGTTGTTTCAGCATTATCGAATGTCATCAAACTTGCTGTAATTTCAAACTCACTAGATGTACTAGAGATAATAGTATCTACGCTATAGAATTCAAGTGCAGATGCAGTAAGACGCATCGTGTTTGTTCCATCATTATAGAAGTATAAGATATTCTCATTTGCACCAGGTGAAGTCTCAGGAATAATATAAGTGTTTTGATCAACGTCTTTTACTCCACCAAGTGAACCCCAGTTAGTTCCATCATAACCTTCAAACTGACTAGCAGTTGTATTAAATCTAATACCACCTTGAATTACTGCACCTCTTTCTGAATCAGTACCAGAAGGAATTGCTATACTAGTGTTTGCACTACATATAATCTTCTTACCAGCATTAGGTTGAAGAGTAAGATCACTAATATCTGTAGAAATAATATTATCTCTAAGTCTCAAATCTCCGTTAATCACGAAGGGAGAAGAACCTAATGGATCTAATCTAATTTCCTCAACGTCAACAAATGTTAAAGGAGCAACTGCAAGACCCCAGAAGGACAGAGTTGCTGATCCATTTGGTATTGCACCAGAAGTGTGTGTTGGTTCGTTACCACTTGTGGCAGTTGTACCAGCTACAGTTACTTCATATAAATTGTTCTTCCACTTCAGATATGCACCAACTAATACAGGTGCGTTAGCTATCCAATTAGTAAATGCTGGAGCAGATACATTTGCAGACTTAATAGTCTTATTAGTTCTGAATTCTAATTCATTTGGAGTAAACTTAACAGTATTATCTCCATCATTATAGAACCAGAGTGTGTTATCATTAGAACCAATAGAAAGTTCTGCAGTGATGTATGTGTTTCCATCCAAGTCTCTTACACCACCAAGAGAAGACCAAGAAGAAGTTGCAGCACTGTAACCTTCATATTGATTACTATCAGTATTAAATCTGATAGATCCATTGTCTGCACCACTAACACCAGGACGTTGTGCAGTTGTACCAGCAGGAATATTAATAGAACCAAAACCAGTAAATTGGGTGATTTTACCAGTAGGAGCTGTTATAACTATGTCACTACCAGAATCAGAAGAAATAACATTATTCTCAATGAATATATTATCGTTTACATTAAGTTTATTTGTAGTCTTAAGTTCACCTGTAGTAACAACATCACTGTTTGCTTGAGTAACAGAAAATCCACCAACTGAGAAGTTTGCAGTAGACGCTACAGAACTTCCTGATAGAGTAAGAGCAGAACCAGCTGCGGTAAGTAATGGAGTTGTAACGCTAGTGCTTGCTGCAACAGTAGTAGATGAAAGATCAGGAGCACTAAGAGTATCAATGGTTCCTTCTGTAGCTACGATGTCAGAAACACTTACCTGACCAGTAAGAACTTCCATTGTAACGATATTTACAGAAGAAATATCTGTAGCTCTTAGAACTAATCCAGTACCAAATGTCTTAGGGTTGTTAGGATCAATAGTTATTAATGCTTCGTTGTTATCTTCACCACCTTCGTCTTCGTGACCAGCACCAGAAGCACAATAGTAGTAAAGGTTTGGAGTTGCAGAAGTAACAGTTAAATCTAGATAAGCATTACCAGCAGCATCAGCACCTCTTTGCACACCGTCAGTGTATTCAGTACCACTAAAAGTAAGAACTGAAGCACCTGCTGTTTCTGGTAAAAGAGTAAGAGTTAGTTGAGTTGCACTGTCAATAGATTCAACTCTTGTATTGGACGCTAATAAACCATCGCCACTAGTCACAGAAGCAAGCATTCCAACCAGAATACCTGTAGTAGATGCTACAGTTATTTGATAACTAGATACACTTAATGTTGTATTAACATTCTCTACTAAACTTGGAGCGTATGTTCCATCTCTAAATTCACTAAGAGCAAATTGGTGACCAGATACGCTATTATCACTTAAGTCAAATCTATAAGTATTACCAACATAAATTGTCCATGCTGGAGTAAGAACTGGACCAGATCCAACGTCAATTAAGAATCTAAATTCAAGATTACCTGCTGTATCAGATGTATACTGTGTTCCAGGAACACCAGTTTTAATAAACTGCTGTCCAGCAGTAAATGCACTACCTTGATCTACTTCAATTAGAATAGTAGAAATGTTACCACTACCATCTAAATCAACATTTAAAACAGGAACTGCTGTAACAGTAGTAACAGTAACAGCAGTAACAGTAATATCATTTGCAGGAGTAGCTCCACCAATTAAGTTACCAGCAATCGTTAAAGTATCAGAATCAGCATATCCAAGACCAGCAGCAGCAACATCAACACTTGCGATGTCTCCGTTTGCACTTCTAACAACATCAAATGTTGCACCACTACCATTTCCAGCAGTTGTAGAAGCAACACCACTAAATGTTCCAGTCTCGTCTGATGTGAATGTTAGATTAATACTAGCAGTTTGAAGGAATGCAGCAGATAGTGTTACTTGAGTTGCACTATCAACAGATGCAACAGTAACATTAACTGCAAGGTTACCACTTCCATCTTCTGCTACTGCGTCTCCAACACTAATACCAGTTGTATCTGCGAGTGTTGCTGTAAATGCTCCTTGAACACAGCTACAAGCAAGAGGACCAGTTACAGTTTGTGCAATGTCACCACCTGTAAAGGTGACGTTTGTGACACCTCCAGCTAATTCTTCTATTGTATCACTAGTTGTAATAGTTCCACCAGCGACAGTTTGAATTAAAGTAATCCTTTGAACGTCTTTAACTGTTACTGTATATGGGATAGGTTGAGTTAGATCACCAGCATTTACCGTAAACTCATCAAGTGGAGAATAACCATTACCTACTTCTACTAAAGTAAAACTTCCTACCTCACCAAGAGTATCAATTGTGTAAGCAAAATCATCTGCAGGATCACCAAATGCAGGAACAAAGTTAACAACAGCAGGTCCTAGTGTAGTTGGGGTATCTGATAATGTAATGGTGGTGGTACTGTCAACGTTAGCAATCGTTGTATCTGCTGCTAGTACACCTGTACCACTTACCTTCTCTACTTTAAATCCAATAGTAAGTCCTGCTGTGTTTGCAAGAGTAACTTCGTTTGCAGCTGTTGTAGAGAATGTTAAATTCGCTGAACCAGATACAGTTGGATTTGCAGACAGTGTTATTTGTGTTGCACTATCAACAGATGCAATAGTGGTTCCTTGAGCAAGTTCACCAGTATCTCCAGCACTTCCATCTACATTTAGACCTGCTATAAGACTGGATGTATCTGTAATAACTACCTGCGTACTACCTGTACTTAAAGTTGCAGTGAATGGTCCAATTGAACCAGGTAGATATACAGATACGTTAGAAATTTGTTTAGGTAATCCTAGTACATCACCAATTTGATATCCAGATCCTCTTTCATTAAGAACAAAGTTAGTAAGATCACCAGGAATAGCTGAGACTGTCCATTGAAAACCAGATCCACCTCCACTTCCTACAGAAGAATCAGCTACGCTAAGTACATCACCATTTTGATAACCAACACCACTATCAGTAATTGTTACACTATCAACAATACCTGTATTAGTTACACTAGAAATAGTATACTCGAATCCAGATCCTGTACCACCAACTAAACTATTTGGAATGCTAACTACATCTCCAGTGCCATAATCAACACCTGTGTTAGTCCATTGTACATCAGTAACTGCACCGCCTGAGATAGTAACATCAAAGAAACCTTGCCAACCATAGTTAGTGTATGTTGTTGTGTCTTGTGTGGTAATACTACCACCTGAAGGACCCATTCCTGGATGGTTTGCACAATCATAACGAAGACTGAGACTACCTGTGGGAGCACCAGGTTTTAATACGAGATCAGTAAAGCATCCTGCTTGTCCGAAAACACCAGCAGTGAAGGGTTCAATTAATGTCGCATCAACAGGTCCTCCATTAGCAAGTTGGAATGTTATTCTATGATCACTTCCTGGTGCTCCTGGATTAGCTCCTGCTATTGATGAATCAGAAAGATCAAATCTATATGTGTTACCAACATCTAGTGTTAACTGAGGTTGATCTACACCGTCAATGTTATAGATGAAGTTTGGTTGTCCTGAACCACCAGCATTAGGGTTAGCTACAGATGTAACAACAAATGTTTGAACTGGTTCGTTAAATATTTGAACCTGTGAATAAGAACCATCGGTATATCCACTACCAGTATTAGTAATACTTCCTGCAGGAGTTGATGTACCAGTAATTTCAATGGTAGCTTCTGCTCCAGATCCATTTCCTCCTGTAAGAGGAACATTTTCAAAAGTAGCAGGAAAATAAGCAGAACCAGGTTGTGTGATAGCACCTTCAAGTTCACTAACGTCAAAGCTTCCAATTGCTCCAGTTCCATTACCATCAACAAGAGGAACTGATAGATACTGACCAGTGACATAACCAGAACCATTATTTGTAACAGAACCATCAAATGCTAATACTTCAAAATCTGCAGTAGCATTTTGTCCTGTACCACCAATTAGAGGAATTGATGTATATGAACCAGCATCATATCCACTACCACCACTAACCATAGTAAGTAGAGATTGTGCTAATTTCCTTTGTTGGATATTAATATCTTGATATGAAGTAAGTTCTGATAACTGAAAATCAATAACTTTCTTACCACTATTAACAAACCCTATAGTTTTTACACCAGCTTTGTAGAGACCTAACTGGGTGTCAGTAGTAAATTTAAGTGATGGGTTTCCAACTAGACCATCTCCTAATTGTAGGTTACCAGTGGATAGGTCACTACCACCAGATGTGACGTTGAAAAGATTTGCGCTAATTTGATTGATCTTCGTCCTTTGAGACTCAAAGGTATCGGTCTTAGCTACATTAATTGCTGGCATTTTTTATGATTTCCGCAAGGATTGACTTAAGTTCAGAGACTTCATTCTTCAATGTATTTATGTCATCCAATGCGGAACTTAGCTGCATAGATTTCCTTCTTGCAGCTATAGCAGAATCGTCCAAATTCAAGATGGCACCAGTGTTTTGATCTCTTACGAGACCATCATGTCCATCAACTTTCACAAAGTCCATATGCGGAAATTAGAATGCAGCTACAGCACGAATGTCTTGAATCTTAGGTACATACGCTGGATCCACTCCTTTCATTACAATTTTGATTGAGAAAGATGAATATTCTGGTAGATTTGATACCGTATATTTAAGATCTTGATATGCAGATTGCTTCTCTACTATTCCAGAAATTGTATTTTCACTAGTTGCAATTTGATATGTATCTGGTTCTCCTTTTTCATTGAAGTAAACCCAATCAATATCATCAAAGTTTTCTTGACTTGATGCTTTCTTAAACTTGTAGAATACTTCTAAGTTAGAAATATCTTTGACATTTGCAAGTAGATGTACATCAATTGCAGTAGCTGGACTTGTAATAGAAACTTCTTTAGTTACGTACTTAGCAACAGAAGATCCATTCTTGGATGTATCTTCACCAACAAAGTCAATACCATCTGTATAAGTTACTTTACCAACTTCCAAATACTTAGCTTCATCATCTGGTTGATTAGGATACTTAGCAAAGTCACCTACACGGAAGATATCTGCAATTTGATCACCAACTTCAGCATTTCTGGTATACAAAGCACTATCAATAATTCTATCAGTAAAGTTATTATTAATAGGATTTACATCATTTCTTAAAGTTAACTTTTGTGTTTCACTATTCCAGATAGTAGCTTTACCAGTAATAATATTGTCGTATGTCTCTGTGATAACAGATGGGTTACGAGCAACAATAGTTGCAGCATCTGCAATAGTTGTTGACTCTAATGATGGATTTGAATCCACAGTAACATTTGTAAGACTCAACTGTTTTCCTAAAGTTACAGTTTCTCCTTTCTGGAAGAATTGACTAGTCTTAACTCTAACGTATACAACTTGACCTACAACTCTAGCAATAGTTCCTACTGTCTTAGTAGTATTACCATTGATTACTTGATCAGCTTGTAAATCTGTAGCACCATTACCAGCAAGATTGAATTTATATACAGGATAGAATTCAATTACTTGATCTCTCCTACCAAATCTATCTTCTTGTCCAGTAGCATTTTCAATTCTATTTGATACTGTTTTTACAGTAGCACTAGAAAGATCAATAATTGGACTCAAATGAGACACAGTAGACGATAGAGTCATCTTATATGTAAGTGACTGAGATAAACCGTTTAGAGTTTCATTAATATCAGATGCAATAAACTTCTGATTTGTGAAGTAATGTGGTTCATTCAAGAAAGTCTTTTCATAATCTGGTTGTGAATATGAAGTGAAATTAGGTGTAGTAGAATCTACTGGAACAACATTAGTTGTTTTAACTTCTGTTGATAAATTCGTACCAGTAAATGAGAGATATGAAACTTGTGGATATAGAGTTTCGTATTTTCTATTTGTAGATGCATATACTACACTTCCACCACCAATAGAATTACCAGCAGCTTGAGAGCTAGAACTAATATTATATGAATCAATACCAGAATTACTTACTTGGAATAGTGTGTTATTTAAAATTGATGCTGTAATACCACCTGTTTCTAATGCAGTTCTATAGAACACATAAGAATTTCCAGCAGTCTCAAATCCATGATCTCTATGATTTACTTTAATAATAGAGTTATTGTTCTTGAATAGCTTAGAAGTAGAGTTAGTATTTGCATTTGCATTTGTTTCAAATGGATGTTCGTCTAGAAGATCATAACCAAGACTTTCATTCTTAACTAAAAGTTCTGCTGGTCTAGTTGTATCAAACTCAGCACGATACATAGTGAACTTAAGATCTTCAAAATTATCTTCAGTCCAACTTTCGGTATTCTGGGAACGGTATACCGAACCTAAACTTGGTTGGGTTGTGATGACCGTACTTGTTGCTATGTCGGTTTCCCCTAACTTGGAAGACCATAACTCATAATCAATAGAATCAGTTTCAATTACAAGTGCATACTCTGTATCATTCTGTAGATATACAGGATAATCAAATGCAAAGTGTGTGGGAGTAGTAGATTCTGTAACACCAACTTGATCAATAGCTACACCCATTCTGACTGCAGGAGTGTCAATATCAATAAATGTCTGAATTTCACATCCACTAGCACCATTACCAACACCTTTGACAACAACTGAAGGTGCTTCAGTATATCCAAAACCAGATAATGAAATTTCAGTATTGTAAATCTTACCACCAGATACTTCTATTCTTGCAGTAGCAGTAGAACCTCCAGGAAGTTGTGGACTTTCAATAGTTAAAATTGCACTGTCATAATTTATACCAGGATTAGTAATTCTGATATCAGATAACTTACCACTATCTTTTACGATAGAAAGAACAAAATCTGTACCATCTGTTGCATTAGCAAGAGTTACAGATGGAACAATTAAATCTTCATTTGCTAAGAATGATTTACCATTATGGTTACTTAGAACCACAGTATAAACTTGCTCGTTAGTAAGACTATACTTACCAGAAGCACTAGCTACTAGTTCTACATTATTCTTATCAAATACTTTAAGTATAGGACCAGATGCAGCAGAAGATGCACCAGTTACACTTTCTCCTTTAAATACTGCCATGTTTCCACTAGCAGCACACTTAAGGAAACTATTTGGAGATAAAGTCTTTTCAGAACCAGGAACAATGTTCTTAGCAGGTTTTTCTGCATCTACATTGGTAATGTATGTCTTTACTGGTACATTTGTACTCTTTTTATTAAAGTATAAATCAACACCAGTTACAAAACATCCACCCTCTAGATTTTCTACCTTAAATGTTTGAGCTAGTGGATTTGGTCTAATAGGATTATCAGTATTACTTGAAATAAACTGTACACCCTCGTTAGATTTGAATATTGATGGTTTTGTAGATACAATACTAGAAGGATTCTCTGGTAAAATACCAGTAGCATAATACTTGACTTCTGTATAAGAATCTACACCTAGTTTTGATTCATTAGTTGCACTAGAAGTAAATCTAAATGTTAATTCACCAGTAGTGAAGTTTAATTCTTGTCCATCTGGATCATATGATACAGTATCGATATCTCCAGTCCATGTAGTATTTTCTGTTGGTGGTCTGCCAGCAGGAATAATAATTAAACCAGATGCATTACCATATTCATCTGTATTAATTTCACCATTAAATGCAGACAGTGAATTACCAGCAATACCAGTAAATCTCAAGTCTGGATTAACCCATCTAGAAACATCTCTACCTTCTAAGAAAACATAGATCTTAGTATTGGGTTTCATTCTACCAATTTTAAATTTGACAGGAAGACTTCTAGCATAGAAAGCTAATGATGTAGAAACAAGATTATCTCCAACAGTTTTAGTCTGTACACCTTTACCAACCTCATTATTTTGAGGACTGATATTAGAAGAACTACCAATAGATGCTGACGTTACAGAAGTTACTGCATTTTGAGAATTAACTCCACCTAAAGAATTGATTGAAGTAAAGGAAGAGGATGTTCCAACCCAGTTAATTACAAAAGAATTATAAAGACTTGAGAAACTTTCTTTTACATTTTCCTTAGCTAAGAAAATATTGAAAAGATCTGTGTTTGTGTCAACAACTACAGGTTCTTCATTTTGATCATACCATTGATCAATAGCAGGAGAAAGATCACTATCACCAACATATTGTAAAACAACAAATGGGTTTGGATTTAATTTTGAAGAAGCAAAACTATTTCCTAATAAAGATAGTGGAGAATATGGTAACGTTACCATATTATTAGTTTTCTTATAACCAGAAACTGCTCTTTGATCTTCTCTATTATTAACTTCTACAAGATTAACAGAATCTTCTTTAGACTGTGGACGTAATACAGATTGTTGAGAATCAATACCACAACGATAATCAAGAGACTTAAGACTACCAACTCTATGTGCTTCAAAATTATCAACAAAGAATCCAGACTTAAATCTGTCTAGACCAATCTCATCCTTAACTTGCATGTTAAGAGCTTGCTGTTCTAGGATACTAAGAGTTGTATAGTATTCAAGACGTTCAATACGTTTTTCTAATTTACCAATATCCTTCATCGTATAACGACGATTATCAACTGGTGTTATACGTACATCTTTACTTGTCTTAGTAAATGCAGGAATAAATGCATAGAATAATGGAACTGCATCTTCAATTGGATCTGGTTTTGTTGGGTTGAGAGATGAATTACCTTCTTTAACAACAAAGTTTCCTTTTTGATCCAAGAAGATACCATCGATACGATCAAGATATTGCTTTTGACTGAATGAGAAAGTATACTCTAAGTTTAAATCAGGAGCAGGACTACTTGCAATAATAGCACCAGAACCAGCAAAAGATCCTTGAGTTCTTTCTAATACAGATGTATCAAGGAAACCTGGTATAATAGCAGTGCTATCTACCTTTGGTCTAAAGTCAATTACATCCTTGAGTTCTGTAATACCAAGAACAGAAGAATTGAATGTAGGAATTTCATTTTCAGGAACACCTGCTTCGTGTAAGTAGCTATCAATTGTACAGAAATCACCCTGTGAATGCTCAAAATAATCAAAAGCAATTACAAGTTGACCAGTTGTTTCTTCAAATCCTGGTTTTAGAACTATACGAGAAACATCGTAGATAGTATCTCTTTGACCATCATCAAATGTATATCTCGATGTTACATCAGTACCAGAAATTAGATTACCAGCAGTATCAATTTCAGGTGCTTGAGAAGAAGTTCCTTCATAAACATATCTAAGTTTATATGCATCAGAGTATGATAGTATTTCTACTGCATCACTATCATAATCTGTTCCTCTTAGAGGTACAACACGGTCACCAGCAGATGAAACTGTAATTCTCTTATTTTCTACTACAGTCTTAAGTCTTGGTTTTGCATTTTCAACTTCTAGAGTTGCAGTCAATTTAAGTTTTGGATAGTTACCATTATTAGGAATAGTACCAAAATATGTTGATGGTAGCTGCAGACTGATACTACCAGATGTTAATCCACTAGCAGTGTCAGTAGAAGAACTAATCTCTACATTGTCTGCTGTTAAGTAGACAATATCACCTTTAACGATATCAGGTGCATCACCTGGATCGATAACAGTGATCATAACATTTTCTTCACTATACGTAGCAAACCTTTGTGTACCAAATGGTAACTGTGCAGCAAATGTAATAATACCACCACCAGCAGATGCAGTAGTTACAAAATCTTTACGGAAGAAATACTTGATCTTAGTATCATCTCCACCAGCAGAAATTTGTGATACTTGCTTACTACCAGTAGAGAATAGTAATGTGCCACTTGTAGAATTGTCCACTACAGGACGTAATCTTACAATACTAGCATTAGTAACTGTGCCTGGTAGAGCTGTATCTAAGTAAATTCTAGATTTGTATGATCCTTCTTGTTGTGTAGCATATTGTACAAATGCTCTAACAATATTATTATCATCATCTGATAATTGTATAAGATCACCTTGTTGTACAGCATTTGATGCATCAGCACTGAAACTTGATGACTCAATGAATGTAGAACCTTTGCTACCAATAAATGTATAATTTGTTACTGCTTTAATTTCTGAATACTTTTGACTATCTACAACAACGTCTGCAGAAAAAGTATTAGCATTACCAGATCCATAAGAACAAGCAAGAGACTTGACATTCTGTGGAGTGTAAGTAGTAACTGTGTTTCTAAACAAAACAGGAACTATAGCTGCAGCACTACTAGGATTTCCAGCTCCATCTGGATTTTTAGCTGTTACAGCAGGTGGTTGTGCATATACTACGTTAACAACAGATCTATTAATAATTGATGCTTTATAAATTTCACCTGATTCTGTATTTTCTAATTCAATTTTAGAGTTATCATATTCTAATCCATTAATTAGAAGTGTAATATTACCAGTAGATGAATATCCAAGTCCTCTATCCTGTATAATGAAATGAGAGATAGTATTGTCTTTAGCTATTCTTACAGTAGTACCACCTTCATCTCTTATTGTTTCTCCAGATAAGAATTTACCAGATAATGTCGTAACAAATAAAATATTTCCTGTACTGTATACACCTGAAGCAGTTCCTTCTACAACACCATATGCTCCACTCTCTACACCAAAGACATATTTACCCTCATCAAATGCTTTATCATCAATATCTTTACTAGGAGTCTTTTCTAAGATAAGTTTAGTGAAGAATTGAGGATCAAAATAAGACAATCCAAATGTCGCATTATATGCACTGGTTCCTGCAGCAAGGCGACCTCTAGAAAGAACTATATCTGAGTCTGAATTAAAACCAGAACCTCTTTGCTTTAAGAAGAAGTTGTTAGGTTTTACCTTACCAATAATAGGAGTAATTACACTTTGATAATCTTTAATATGTCCAAATGGAGTTCCACCTGAAGCAGCATCAGATTCTGTTAGGTAAATTTCTCTTTTGAAACCACTATTTTTAAGATCATATTCAACTAATAATGTATCAAGATCATCCTTATTACCATATACAGTTAGCTCTAAGAATTGAACAGATTCAGCTGGATTGATAAGTGGTTTGTTTGTAGTAGCATATGAAAGAGTTTTAAAAGAAATTACACTCTCTGCTGCATAAGACTCTCCTTCTGCAGGAGTAGCATCAGTGTATTTTTTAATATAGTATAATTCACCGTATGTAGTTTGGAATGATGCATCTGTTACAGTTCCAATTTGAGCAGTTGGATGTGTAACTTGTATAGTAATAGTTTTAATAGCATCATTTGCAGAGAAGAATTTTCCTCTTCTATCAATTGTTTGTCTATGATCTGTTGCAAGTTCTGTATTGTTTAAACCAATAGATCCATCATTAAATGTGGAATATAAGAATATATCTGGATATGCAGTAAGTTCTGCTCCTTCTTTGTTTAAAGGAACACTACCATATACATTGGTAATGCTATAGGAAGGAAGACCTCTTGTTTTAAGAGTTACATTATCAGAAGAAAGACTTTCTCTAGCTTTGTTAATTTCTAAATACTTGGTTTCTTTATTAACAATCTCATAACCTTTAATATATGCTTTACCAGGACCAATACTTGCAACCATTTTCTTAGCTGCGTCAGAAGCACTCTTTCCGTTATAAAAACCAAATTCATCTACAGCATATAAACCTTTGTTGCTATCCTTCTGTGCCCATTCTCTAACATCAACTGAAAAATTATCAACAACGTAATTACCAGATTCATCAAATGTTCTACGTGCTAAAGTTTGTTCTAGAACACTAAAGTCTGTAGTAGAAATCTTACTTTGTACTTGTCCTCTGGAAACAGTAAGAAGTTGAATAAAGTTTTTATCAGTAATTGCATTTAAAGCAAACTCTTTTAGTGTTAAAGAGATTTTTAATCTATGTCCACCAGGTGCAGTATAGTTAGATGATCCTATTGCATTATCATATAATGATGGATCCTCCTCTGGAGTGACAATTTCTTCTTTAATGGTAAAACCAATCTTTGCAGATGGTTTGTCATAATACTCGTCAATAACTAATAGCTCTTGATTACAACGAACAAAATAACCATTGACAAAGTAAATACCTTCTTCTACCTTAACAGCAGAACCAAATCCCATAGCAGGACTTTCTAATGAAGTTACCTCATTTGTATCAGGATTAGTTACTTGAATACTGGTTGGTAGAACACTACCATCTGTACCAACAACCAGAAGTGGTGTATTAACACCATCAACAACTTCTAGAGTTTCACCTTGACGGAAGGTTGGTTCTGTATTTGAACTACCACTATTGATGTAATTAACATACAATGTATCAGCAGTAGAATCTGTTGCTAAAGTTGTTGCGAGAATAGTAGCTTTGACACCAGAAGTTAAACCAATCAGTTGTTGACCGATTAGTTGTGAAATATCATATTTCTTATAAACAATATCGTCTCCTTCCGAGACAGCAACCTCAGAAACAGACGATAATTTTACGTAATCTAATTTTGTATTGAGACCTACCTCACCAGGTATGACAAGTTCACCTTGTTTAAAGGCATACTTACCAAAAGATTCAACCTGATTCTGTAGAATAGATTGAACCTGTGTTAATTCTCTGCCTTGAATGGAGTAACCAGGACGGAAAAGAATTTTATAAAAATTCTTGTTCGCATCAAAGTCCTCGTAGTAAGGGCTTACATTTAAGTTAGTCTTCTGAGGCATCGTTTCCCGCCAATAATACTAGTATTCTCGTTAAAGTATTTAGCAGAGATCCGAGGATGTTAGAACTCAATAACTAGTTTGATATCTTCAATTTGGTCTGGAGCACGAGTAATTAGTCTTCTGTTCTCAACATAAATCACGTTTCCAGAGTTATTTTCGATTTCTGGGTTAGCTAGACCACTTGCGAAAGTGACACCTAATAGTGCAGAAGCATAAGAAGTATCAACGTTACCAGAAGCAGTAGAAGTCTCTCCACTAATAGCATTAGAACCATTAGACTCAAATGCTCTTACAACACCCTGATCTGTGTGTGCATCAGAGGTTTGGATATACTTAAGAACACCAGCAGTTGTAGAACCACTATCAAGTGTCCAAGAAACAACTGTACCTTCTGCAGTACCACCAGTTACAGTCTGAGTAATCTTCTCATCAACAGAGAAGTCTGCAGAAGCACCAGTAATCTTAATTGCTTTTAGACCAGATAATGTGTCAGCAGTTGCAAAAGTTGTTGTACCGTAGTTATAAGGATCAGAAACAATACCAATTCTACGGAAATCGTTGTCTACAGGGAAGTCACCTTGACCTTCAGCATATGTTAGACGAATGTTCGTCATAACACGCTTACCATTCAATTCTGTTTCATGATCAGAACCATGTCCACCAGAAGAAGGAAGAACAATTTCAATAGCACCAACAGCAGAACCACCAGTAGCTACTGCACTGCTTAAACCAGCATCAGAGAATAAGTTACCATTACCTAAAAGAACATTAGCATATGTGTAACCTGATCCACGAGCTTGAATCTCAGCAGATGTGATTGTACCAGAACCGTTTGTTACAAACTTAACAATTCCATTAGATCCATCACCCTTAATAGATGTGTATAGAGTCTGTGATGCAGGAAGACCTGAACCAGCGTTCTCGATCAAAGCAACATCAGCAGCACCAGCAACAGCAAGAGCTACAACTGCTTGTCTAGAAGTGTTGTTAGAAAGAACGATTGGCATGAAGTCAGAAGATAAGAACTTCAGAACATCATCAGTTGGGATGGTATACATATACTTCCAAATGTATCCAGCACCAGTGCTTTCTGTATAAAGACCTGTAGCAGAAGCATAGTTACCACCTGCTGTAGATGGTTCTTCAGTTGCGTTCTGACCAGTAGTGTTAGAAGGATTCTCTCCGTTATAAAGACACTTAAATACTTCGTAAGATGAGTTCATTACATAGAACTTAGCATCTGCAATGCTTGAAGCACCTGTTGCAGTTTGCTTACCAATTTGACCACCGCCACCTGGTGTAGCAGAATAGTCAGGTTTCCACATATCGAACTTAGGGTTAGCTACTAAGTCCCAGTTGTAACGACGGATAACTGTTCTTGCAAATGAATCTGTGATACGCTTTGCAGCAATCATTTCGTCATATAGACCATACTTCTCTGTTTGGTTATCAAGAGGAAGAGGTGGAACATCTTCAGTAGCGTAGCGATATACACCAGAAACTGCTGTGGCACCTGTGTCAGATCCGCCAGAACCACCGCTTCTACCTTTTAAAGCAGAACCAAGAGGAGGAGCAGAGTTAACACCGTTGCTACCAAAAACGTCGGTCAAAAGAAGGGCACTATCATAAACTGCAGCAACTGTGGCACGGAAAGCGGTGGAACCATACGTTCCAATGTACACTTCGTTACCAACTACAAACGCCGTGGCATTTTGCGTGTGAACCTCTAAGTACCCTTTCCATGGTTGTGGACGACCCACAAAGAAGTACATCCTAGAGCGTTCCGCACTAGTATCATTGGGACCTTCAGTGAGAGATTCTAAAAATTGTTTAGCATTGAATATCCTAAACTTATCAGAGATAATAGCAGCCATTGTTTTTCTGTTCCGACGTAGTGTATGTGCCTTGAGTTATTTATATTTATAGCAATATTTATTAAATTGCGAACGGAATCAACTCATCCCCGTTTGATATGGAGTTATTACCCCTTATTAGAGTGCATCCGTCAAAAGTATTAGCAGTTTTAGATGCATATTGGATTACAGATCCACTTGAAGTGAAGAAGTAACCAGAATCCGCAAAGTATGCAGTATTTAGCGCAGCTATACTGGTAGGTATTGTACCAGAAGTAGTTGTTGTTGTAACTGGTTGTTGAAGTGAAGGAGGTGCAAGATTAAACTTATCACCAGCAGATGTATACTGTGAGTCTCTCCTCTTACTAAAGTCTTCAATAGTCATACCACCAAAGAAGGTTGATACTTCTCCAATAGTCATACTGGATACACCAACACCATCATCTATAAAGTAATCAAAGTGACCAATAGTGTGTCCAACGTTAGTTATAGCATAATTTCCAATATAACCACTAGTTACAGTAAACAATTGGTTTCTGATTACTTGTTCGTTTCCACTTCTTTGAGTAACATAATATTTATCTTCTGCTCCAGTAACCAGAGTTACACCAGGACCATTCCTTTGTGCAATAGGATCACTCAAGAATGCAATTTCTAGATATCTGTCAACCACACCGCCTGGTGGAGGTGTAATAACAACTTCCGTAGCTTCTCTAGTTACGGACATTTCAGAAGCAGGAGAGATCTGTCTTGTTACTCTCCTTTCAAATCCACCAGCAGCAGATGATACAGCCACCATGCTGATATCAGATTCAGATTCGATAGAAGCAATACCACCGTATGCGACTGTTACATCTTCAATCTGTCTTAGATATGCACCAGCAGACCAGAATTGTTCTGTGGTGTTTTGATAACCTCTAAGGATTTGTAAGAATCTATCAGGTAATTTCTTATTATAGAATATAATTTCATTACCAACCAATATTCTTCCATTGACAGCAAATTTGCTGGTATCAGGAATATAAACTTCAGTATCACCAACAGCAAGATCAACATCAAGATATGCAGCATTCTCAAAGTAATTGATATTGCTGATTGCATTATTAGGAATCTCAATCTGTTGGGTCTGTGTAATTGCCTTGGATATAGTAGAAATAGAATTTGTAGTTATGATATCCTGAATTTCTGCCTTGACATAAGATGCACTACCTTGAAGTCTTAGTACACCACCCTCTCCTTCAATCTCAACAGGGTCTGGTTCAATATAAACAATCTGAGCACCACCAGGTTGTTCAACACCAATTGGCATATCAAACCCATTATCTACAATAGTAGATGATGGTAATCCAGTAGCTCCAATTTGAAGTTCTGCTGCAATAACAACATCACGATCAGATGCCATCTGTACAGGTAAAGAACTAATACCAGTAACTGAAGTAAGACCAGCTTCATCAATTTCAGAAACAACTGAGAAAGCAGTCATTCCACCAGTCTCAACAAATGGGTTGACACCAATTTGAATTAGTGAAACACCAATATCTCTTTCTTTAAGAATATCAAATCTTCTAGTTGTAATAACCCTAGGTGCTGTAGTGTAATCAGAACCACCATCAATCAAATCGACACTAATAACTTGACCTTTACTTACTAGAACATTAGCTCTAGCACCACCACCATTACCATCTAGTGTTTCAAACTTAAGTATAGGAGGTGTAAAGTATTGGTATGCAGTTGGTTGTGTAATTGGATCATAACTACGCTGGTTCCATGTTAATTTGGTAACAGATCCATTCTCAATAGTAGCGACTACTGAGAGACCTTCTCCTCTCGTGATTCCAGTATAAGTCTCAATTGAGACTGTACCGAAGATATCATCAGATGTTTGTTCATTAGGTCTTCCATCTTTACTGGTAGCTTCAGTAGGAAGTCTCTTAACTTCCCTAAATCCTTCCTCACCTTCTACTCTAATCTTGTCACTATTAGCAAGATATACAAATGGTGGTTTATAAGTTCTACCATAGAATGTTCCAGACCATAATGCATTATCATCTTTTAGTAGTTTTCTACCTGTTTCGTCTTTTTTGAATGCAAGTGTTTGATTGGTAATATCTCCATCAGCAATTACATTTGTTCGATCATAATATCCTCTAACACCAAAAGTAAAGTCCAAATCGCTTTCTATGACTGGGTTATGACACTTAAGTTCAAAAACAACATTGTTTCCAGATCTAATTGGATTCTTAAGTTCACCAATAAGATTTCTAGTTCCATTAGCTCTTTCTTGCCAACAATGAATAGGTTTTCCAATTCCATCACCCATCCAAGCATATCCTAATAGATCATCTAGAATAGGTGTAGCAGCAGTGAATGAGAATGTACCTTGTGCAAAATATGAATCAGGAGCAAAATCATATATGTTAAGAACCTGACCAACATCCCTACCATAAAGATATCTAATATCAACATTATGTTCTTTATTAATAGGTTTAGTAAAGGTAATGTTAGGACCAGATACAGTATATGCTTTTCCTTTTACTTGTAGAATACCATCTAGGAAAACATACATACTATCTTCAGATTCAATACTCTGTACAGTATAATCTTCTACATCTAAAATTAAGAAAGGACCATTTCTAACACCATCAACTAAATCAAAGTCAATAGTGAGTCGTTTATAATTAGCAACACCAATACCAACTACTTTCTCAACTGCAGTCGGTTCACCAACTGTCTTAGCTCCCAAATCTTGATCCCATATAGGAGCTACATCAAATACTATCTTGTTAGGAATAACAGTTCTATCAATCCAATATGCATCCCTTAAAGGATAATTTTCTGTAAACTTAGGTCTTTGTAATACTGCATTAATAGTTAAGAATAAATTTTCATCCTCTTCACTATTAACTTCTGTATTATCATCCCAATATAATTCAAATTCTTTATTTTCTCCATCAATATAATCTGGAAGTGATCTTGTTACAGACTCTTCTCTAATAACATCGTCTAAGTTATCAAACAATGAATTCATTGCAGAAATTACAGTAGCACATTCTTGTGCAGGAAGTAAAGGATCTCCAAGAATATTATAGTTAGAGTAAGTAGTATCTTGTGTCCAATTACCAGACTTATTAGGATTCTGTTTTGTCTTCTCTATAAGACCTCTACCCTCTGTTAAAATAGTAGTAACAATGTCGTGATAGGTATTAAGTGTACTCTGTACTTCTGCACATACAGGAGTAATAGAATCAATTAAAGCATTAGGATCTGTACCTGGCAACTGATTTCTCATTGCCTGTACCATTAAATCTTTAGCATAGCTAAATGTCGCAACTGTCTCAGTTAAGGATCCTGTAATATAAGATAATTCTTCTCCATAAGGATATTCTTTACTCCTATAGTATAATTGTGCTGCTTCTAAGATTCTTTCATTACCACCAAACTTAAGTGAGTAAACATAAGCATCCAACATAAGACCAATGTCTCTACCACACTTAGTTTCAATAGTTCCCCAATTAAGTGATGGATATGTTGTTTGTGCCCATGATAATGATTCTGTAATGATATGTGCTCTGTTTAATGCAATTAGTTGTCCTGCTTTATAGAACATACCTTTGTTTAAACCACTCCAAGAGAATGATGCTTGTGAAGTACCAGAGAAAGATGAAGGTGTTGTGACAGTTACACCAGGTGGCACATTGTAAGTATTTCCAGGAGCAACAGCACCAGTGCTAGTTGGTAAAGTGCCAGTAGATGCTGTGCCACTTAGTAAAGTGGTTCCTACTGGAGCACCACCTCCTCCACCAGAGTTAGCTAGTGCTGCATTGTTTAATGTGATCTCAGTATCACTATCAATAGATACAATCTTTGTTCCTGCGGGATATCCTCTACCAGAACTTACAAATAAACCAACTGCAAGATCTTTAGTGCTACTAACAGTCATTGTAGTAGACCCTTGATTGTAAGTGATTCCTGTATCAATATAATCCCAATTTCTGATAGCAAGTTTTGCTAATCTAGTTACATATTCAAAAATATCAATAGATTTTGTTTTATTATTTTGAATATAGAGATATTCGGAACTACTATTAAAGATAGCAGAATAATCAATTGTTTTTATATTTCCACCAAACCTTAAATCATGTTGATATGCATCTAAGATAAATCTGATATTATTCTCATAATCATCTTGTTTAGTTGCCCAATCTAGGGTAGGATGAGTTGCCTTACCATATCCAATAGTTTCGTTAATAATGAATTCTAAATTTCTTTCAATTTGATTTGCAGCATCAATCCATACACCACCACGTTGGAAAATATTTCTTAATTTTCTGAGGTACTTTGTATTGTATTGTGCATCCTTAAATTGGAATACCTTACCATAGAAAGTAACACCTTTATAAGAAGAACCAGCTTTAGTTCCATCTCCTAATGGTGGAGCAGCGAATGTAATTTGATCACCAGAAATTGTGTATGCAACACCTGGTTCTTGAATTACACCATCTAAAGTGATAATAGTACCATATGTTGATGATAGAGTAAATGGATTACCAGCAACTAATACTTGGAATTGTGTAGTTCCTTGTAGTCTTCCATCTGTGTCAATATATCCATCAAACGGTGCTCCAAGAGCTAATTCAAATGTGCGAACTTCGTTGAATAAGAACTCACTAGGAGCAGCAGTACCAAATGCTTTACGTATTCTCTGATTCTCAACTGTTTGTACAGTTTGAGTAACAATTCTGCTTGTATTCTCAACAGTGATTTTATTCTTTGCTGGATCCCATAATTGAATGACACTAAAGTGTGATGACTTTGGCATCTCAACTGGCATCTCAGAACTTGCAGTAGCTTCTACATCTACTTGTCCAAATAGTTTAAATCCTGCAGGATGTGTTGTAGACTTAATTAAGTCACGCCATTGCTCAATAGAAGTTTTAGATTTTACAACATATGAATAATCTTGATAGAAGAAACTATCGATAAGTTTTTGATTGGATACACCTAACTTACCTCTATCAGATGTATAGTATCCTAAGTTATCATAAAAACTAGAAATCTGTTCTTGGAATGTAGAAACAAATACTTTACCTACAATTGCATCTACAGGGAATCTTAAAGACTCAATAGAAACGTTCTCACGAATAATACCTTGTACATTCGCAAGTTTAAGTAAATTAGATCCAAATCTCCAATCAGTAACAGTTGCTCTGAATACTTCTACACCATTAATCTTTTGAAGTACAGTTTCACCAATACTAAAGTTACCATTGATATTTTTAACAGTAACAATATAGTTTGAGCTAAAAGTAGAAGATACCGTTTTATCTAAATGGAATGCTCCACCATTAGTAGTAAGATTAACACTCTTAGGAACACCAATAGATGTACTCTCTGCATATGCTTCTACCTCACCTTCTACAATAATAATTTCAGGTGCAAATGTATATCCCTTACCAGGTTTATCTACAGTTATAGAAGCAACCTCACCATCTCTAACTAGAATATTAAACTTAGCATCAGAACCATCACCATTAGTAATGAAGACTTTTGGATTTACATAATTAGAACCTTTTTTAGTAATCTCTACGGCATTAATAGTTTTTGTTGCAATATCAAATTTTACTGTAGCTTCTGCTCTATAATTTGCAGTTGGATCAACACCAACAATAACAGGAACTTTCTTATAATTCAATCCTAGGTTTATTATTTGAGTGGTATTAATCTTACCGATAGCGAACTGACCAGTAGTAGTATAAGAAATGGATCCAGAACCATCCCAAAGAGGAGGACTAGTAACATCATAAACAAAACGATTTGATGTAACATAGTTAAGAGTTTTAGTTCCCTGTAGAGGATCTGTAATAATTCTGAAATATGCACTCTCTGAATCAACTACATTCTTTTTGTCAAAATAATAGAAGTTAGTAAAATCAGTTCCAGTTTTTGTCTGATAGTTATTAACAGCTAACCTAGAACCAAATCCAAACTTGACATCACTAAATGATCCTGGGTTACCAGGAAGAATAGTAGATTCTGTTTTCTCTGCAGTAATTAAGTTAAAGTTGTTACTTGGACTAATATCAAAGTAAGTCCCAGTAAGACTAGAATGAGACGTATCAAACTTATACTTATAAAATTCTTGTAAATCTATATTAGGATTAGGTACAAATGTACTATTATCTTCTGAGAATTCAAAATTATAAACTATATCCGATGCAGATTTAATAGAGACTAATCTTTGAGGATTACTACTATCAAAGAAACTAGAACTCAATACTACTTTGGTAGCTGTAGATTTAATAGTACCATAATCATATACAATATTGATTTTATGAGTTACTGGATCATAAGACTGAATATATCCAGAATTGCTACCACTAAAGATCTGATAATTAGCAGCAAAGTTATATTGTGGTTTGTATAGTATTACTTCTTGACCATTGAAATGATCAACATCACTAGTTCCTTCTTGTCCTCTAATTACATTAAGAGAAGTTCCAGTAATACTTTCAATCTTTAGAATTTCCTCACCAATTTGAATCAAATCATTAGCAGCAAACCCTAATATACTCTTAACTGCAACTTTTGTACCACCAGCAGGAATACCAACATGTCCAACATATATTGTAAACCTTGAAGTAGATTGTGATGCACCTGATCTTGAAAGATCTTCATCAGCAACTGATAAGTAGTCACCTCTTGCATATCCAGAACCAGCATTCTGAATTTGAATATCAGAAACTACACCTGCGTCAGAAACAGTAAAGGTAGCAGTTGCTCCAGATCCTGACCCACTAGTAAGAGCCACACTAGTGTAAGTACCAGCTGTATAGTCAGCACCACCATTGAGTATTTCATATCTTCCTATTCCTGTAAAATCGATTGTAGACTTATTACTAGGTGGTACAAGAATAGCTTCCTGATACAACCTCTTTCTTAAATAATAAGTTTTAGTTTTAGTTGTGTCATTAGGATTAATGTCAATCGTTACCTGATCTCCAATTCCTAATCCATGAGGTGCTGTTGTTTCAATTAGAGCAACACTTTGATTAACATCAAATGGTTCTAATCCATCACTAAGAGAAGTGAGTCTTACAATCCTAGTTCCAGAAGTATTGAATAAGTCATCTGATTGTAAGAAATAAGAATCATCAACTATCCAAGTTCCAGTAAGAACCTTTATCTCTACTACGTTTTGACTATTAGTTCCTTCTAATACTTCACCAGTAGCTATAGGTGCATTAACACCATCAGTTAAACTTAACGTTGCACCTTTAGTATATGAACTTCTCTGATCTAAAAGAATAGTAAATGTTTTAATAGATGCAGAGAATGTTCCTGTTTCATCAAACGTACCATTGACGTTTCTTAGTACAATTGTATTATCGTTCTTAACTGTACCTACAATAGAACCAGATGCACCTGAAGATGGTTGATTTAGTGTATCATCAGCAAATAGATAAGCACTCTGAATTGTCGTTAATCTTACAACTTTATCTTCTTTACATTCTAAGTACGAAACATCTTTACCTTTAACTGAGTTTATAATAGCTTCTACTTCAGAACCTTCTGTTCCTTTATTATCAAAATATACTTGTGAGTTAATAGAGAAATTGGCAGAAGAATCTAATACATTAACTTCTTCTACATTTCCTTGTTTTACTTCTGCAATTTGAGCAATGACACCATCACCATTTCTCTGCATTCCATTTTGATAGAATCTTCTAGAATTCTTTGGAATATCATCCTGATTAATATTAGAATTGTAATTACTATCTACTGGTAGAGAATAGAAGTTCTCTCCTATAAGATATGGATATTGCGGTACTTGATTGCTATCAATAGTAATGAAATAAGCATAAGTTCCTTCTGGAAAGTCTGGGGTAACTGTAAATCTTCCATTGTTTTGATCTAGTGTTCCACTTTTATGAGTGTATGTGTAATCATTAACAAACGTACCCAGAGGGTAAGTTGTCAATGAAGGACCATCAGAACGATTTCCATTTATAGCATAGCTAGAAGTCATCCTAACAATGGATGAGGTAGCATCTAAGGGGTTCTCATATCCAAAAGGACCATAGATTGGATTACCATCATAAGCAAATCCAATAATGGGAGAATGAGTTTTTGTAGCAGGTTCAGATCCTGCACTATTAATATTATCGCTTAAAGCAACACGTAAAGCTTTAGGGTTAGCAGCATATCCATAACCATATTCTAGTACGTTATTATAGTTTGGAAAGATATAACCATATTCAGTATCTAATTTATTTTCTAATTTTTCAAATCTATTAAAATTCCATTCTTTAAGAAGAGGAATACCAGTTGCACTATTACCAACTGGAATGACATCAACAATAACAGTAGCTTGATTATAGAAGTTTCCTTCTCCAATCTTATCAAATCCTGTAATCTTACCATCAGTATTAACAATAGAACGATACTCTGCAAATCTACCACGACCTGCATTATCTCTGATTCTAATTAAAGGAGCAGAAGAGTAGAATTCACCTGGATTGTCAATAACAAGACTAGTGACTTTACCACCAGTAACAACAGCACTTACAGATGCATTACGACCAGAAGTGATAGTGATATCAGGAGTTCTTGGGAAAATGTCTTGAGTATCAACAACGATACTTTCCACAACCTGACCAGCAAGGATTGCTCTAGCTTTGTATGGAACTTGATCTACAAGGACAAATGGAGGTGTTACATATCCAGTACCTCTAACATCAACCTTAATTTCTTCTAATTTACCAAACCTAACACTGTCTGGATCTTTGTAACTATAGAAAGGTACACCATTAAGAGCAATACCAACGTCTCTTCTAGGTGTCTTATATTGTTCTGTAGTTCTAGTTGCTTGCTTTCTAATGATACGAAGCAGTTTCTGATCTAGTGCAGTCTCATTAACAACAGATCCATCTAAAATCTTATGTGATGGGTAGCTAGAACTTGTGATATAATAATACTGTTCATCTTCAAAGATCGCTGATACGTTAGTAGAAACTTGATCTAAGGAGGATGCAACGGATGGAAGCGTAGGCACATCGACTGCAGCACCTGAACTTAACACCCATCTGGTTTGATTGGTACCAGTCTGAACAATCTTTGAATCGGAAGTTTCAAATCCTGGATTTGAGATTTGAATCTTGTCCCCAATAGCAGAATATGGTTGTGCATCAGATGGTTGTAGGTTGTATACAACACCTAAGGTCAGTAGAACAACATCAGAACCACTAATGGTTACTGGTTTGTATACTGAAGACCCTGCTACATGTTGAACAGCAGTCTGTGCCGTCCTTTCATCAATAACAAATTGTGTTACATTCTTCTCGCTGAATGTAATAGTCTCTTCACCAATTAATACTGATCCTGTCTTACCCCAACCTACAGTAGAGAAGACATCAATTCTATCCCCTGAGATCGCAGTCCCTGACAGGGTTTTTTCAAGCTTAGTTTTAGTAGATACTTCAAATGAACCATTAACTGTCTCAGGTGCTAATACAATATTATAGATTACTTCACCATCTGATGTACCATCAGCAAAAACATTATCTACAGTAGAATCAGCATAACCATATTCTTCAGTAGCTGTCTGTACAATCTTCTTACCTACTAAATCCTTTACATTTCCAGATACAACCTTACATTTAAGTGCATAAACGTTAACCCAATCAGCTTCAGAAGATTTGTATGTGAAATCTCTTGGTTTGTATACTTCTGGTTTGTTATCTGTTGATTTAGCAACAACAGTATTAAAAATAAACTTGATGGAACTTGTAGTTCCCTTAGATTTGTAAAACTTCTGAATATTCTTGATCAGAGTTCTCTTATCTACTTCACCCCTAAGATATTTTTCAGGGAAAGAACCTAGATACTGATTCTCAAAGTTTTTAACTAATGCATATAAGAAAAGGTTACTTATGTTATGAACCTTCTGTCCTGCGTTGTGAGCAGCAGCAACCGTCGTTGTGAAGCTACTAGACTCATATAGGTCTCCAAGCGATGTATTGCCACTGACGCCCCTAGAGCACTCTCTCAGCTCTGTGTCTGTTCTAGAAGCATAGAAGATGATCTCGTCATCAATTCTTACGTATCCGTTTCTTTTTGGAAAACTCGTCGCATCTTGTAGTACAATTGTATCATCACTAGTAGAAATACTAGTGTCCAAGATATCAGACTGTCTAAGAATATTTTGTTCATAATAATCTATATCTGCGTATTTCTGGATATTGTTAATAACATCCAAGGTACCACCCTGTACCTCCTGTGCTTCATAATACTTTTGAACGAACTTACTAAAGAGTTCATATTCATCAGTAATAAAAGCTGGAAGCTGCGTTTCAATTAGAGTGGAAATTCTCTTGGTTTTTACAGCAGGCATTTACTTTACTCTTTGTATGCAGTGAAGGATGAATTAGCAACGTCAACGTCAAGATAAACCTCACGGAGTGCCTTGATATCGTTGGATTTGGGTTTTACTCTAACAGAAATACGATTATCAAAGAAACTACCTTTAATGATAGTTAAGCTATACATCATCAATTCACCTTTGTCATAATCTATATCGCCAATTTCCTTGTCAAGGACAACCTTTTCACCAGTTACGCTATCTAGACTATATAGGATAATTTTGCCATCCCTGTCCTCTAGATATACGTCAAAAGTAGGATACTCAGTAACCCTAAACCCAGTGGATGAAAGGACTGGTTCTTCACAGTCCTTATCAAAAGAATTTTGAAAACACACTTCATAATAGAAGGTGGAATTTAACTGAGGATAGAAATCCTTCCTCATTGTAACAGATGTTAGATTGGAATTGATGTTATTATCAGAATCATCAATTACACCCACCATCTTACTATGTCTAAACTTACCATTAAACTTTTCAGTATCTGAAGTATTAAGATAAGACTGTACACCAGTAATAACCTTGTCTCTAATCTGTGATGTTGTCTGATCAGTAGTAGATCCATTGTAATAGATCTTACTTGTTAGCTCAACGTATAGAATAGAAGGATCAATTATCTTAGGTTCAACAGAAGCTACAACATACTTCTTAAGATCTGCGATAATCTTCTGTTTTGTTAATGAAGTAAGATAACTTTGATCAGTTGGTTTCAATGCAATGAAAACTTTACCATATTCGGGTGGTTCTTGATCCTCTCCACCAAAAATAATGATATCACTAGTCGCAGGATAAACTTTTCTTACAATTGCTTCATAGTCCTGAGAGGTCACTGCACGGTCTTGTGTGCCGTATGCCTTAGGAGCGGTATATTTTATCTTCTGAGTGGTTTCTTGCACCTCACCGCCTGCTGAGGCAATGGTAGAGGTAATGTTAGTTGTAAATGCACTAGGAGAGACTCCATCAGGGTTTTCTAGAACACCATTAAAGACAAATGTCCTTACACCATTACTTTCAGGACCAGCAGTGGTCATGTAAGATATTTCAATCAAAGATTGATCTTCTAGTTTTTTTCCTAATACACCATCTCCCATTAAGACTTCATATCTTCCATCTTCTACTTCATCAAGGAAAAATACCTTTGAATTACCATCAACACCTAAAATATTGTCAGCTACAAGGTATGGTTCGTTGAAAGTACCTCCACCAGGGAACACTTTTACCCTAATTGTGTTGGTATCAATATTTTTATTGTCAAGAACAAACCTTTGACCCTTTGCTGCAGCATTAAAAATGAAATTATTAACTACTTGTGAACCTTCTACAACAGAAACATCAGTAAATGTAGCTACATTATTTGCTACTTGTGCTTTTGTATCGTCAATTGTGACATATTGGTAGATCTTATTGTCATAAGTCGCAATAAATCCTGTTCCTTTCTTAAGAATTAGTTCAGTATCAGTTGTTGGGTTAGAATAATTGACAGTAAAAGAAACATATGCAGTAGGAGAAGTAATACTTTTGGGTCTGTACCCTAACTGCTTCGCAATTGCTACTACATTGTCCCTCAAGGTGGCAGAATCAATGAATAGTTCATTGACTACCATATTAGTATTAAACGCCGTATAGTAGGTATTATACGCTAAGACATCAATCAGGTTAGCTAATGCACTACCTTCAAAATCATAATCAGTAAAATCTGTTTGTCCTCTCAAATATTCTTTGAGAGTTACTTTGATATTTTCAAAGTCTAAATTAGCAACCTGTGTATAAGGCATTATCGTGTACGCTCTAAGAAGAATTCCTGTGCCACTGGTCTATCGTCTCTTCCTATAATCGTATAGTACAATTCAACACTATAACCATCATTATCCATATCTGGATAACAAATTACATCAGTAACAAATACTCTAGGTTCGTAACGACTAATACAGTCTTTAACTTTACCCCTAATAAGTGCAGCTGCACCATAATCTAGAGGTTGAAATAAAATACTTCTTAAATCAGAACCTAATTCAGGTTGGAATAGTCTTTCTCCTTTAGCAGTAAGAAGTAATGCGGTTATCGATTGTGTGATAGCTGCATTATCCTTCACCGTTACCATATCATTGGTAACAGGGTGCTTCTTAAAAGTTAAACTCAGATCTTTAAATGTCTGAAAGGAGGGCATGTAGACACAGCAAGGCTGTTTCTATTTAGCGACTAATGTCCGTGTTCAACCATACATTACCACTGATCGACACCCTTTCTTCCTCGCAATTATAGTATGGATACACTGCATGTAACAACCTAGACGGAAAGAATAACATTGTACCTTCATCCTTTTTTGTTAGCTGATAACGATACATGCATGTCTCTCCTAGTATATTCAGGTACTGTATTTCAAATACACCATTCAACTTAAAGTTAGCAGTATTATCTTTGTTTTGTTCTTCGTAGTCTGTTGGTATCTTTAACCATATAACAAATGAATATGCTCCTCCATGATTATGGATGGGTTGATATTCATGTTGATGCTGATAGTTTACCCAGAAGTCCCTAAGGAAGTATGGATGCTCTTTGTATATGTTCTCGTGCTTACCAGACTGAAAGACTTCGTTAAACTTATGGATTAATGGATTGATAGTATTAAACAGGAATAGGTCACCTATGTCCTTTATATTAATACTCTTATCCACATGCCCTATTAACTGTGGTTTGGCATCACTAACATGCTCATCAACACACATCCACAAATGCTTCAATTCATCAGCATTTAGCTTATGTTCCAACCATCCAACATTAGATGGAGTAATACTTTTTAACATTATTATCTTGCACCTACACGGGGTTCACTATCGGGTACTTCATGGGGATCCATTTTTCCTTTTGGAAGGTAAGCCAACTCACGCATGGCCCTAACTGAGGGATCAGTTGTAACATTAGTGGGCAATCGTCCAAGAGCGACATTATCATAATTAAGTGAGTGTCTATCAAATGTAGAAAGTTCATATTCTTCGGTCATACTTAAACAATTGGTTGGACAGTATTCTACACAGTTACCGCAGAATATGCAAGCTCCAAAGTCAATTGAATAGTTTCTTAGTTCTTTTTTCTTTGCTTCCTTATTCATCACCCAATCGACTACTGGGAGATTAATAGGACATACCCTGACACATACTTCGCAAGCAATACACTTATCCATTTCAAAGTGTATGCGTCCTCTATAGCGTTCAGAGGGTATTAGTTTCTCATAAGGATACTGTATGGTTACAGGTCTCCTTCTCATATGATCAAAGGTTACTTCTAACCCTTGCCACATATACTTGGCAGTATCTTTAA